ACTATTTCAACTCCTTATGATTATAATTTTACCATAGGTTTACGTAAGATAGCAAGGTTTGGCTATGAAAATAAAGCGCAAACATTTTATGATGGAACGGAATCTAATTACAGTGATGCGGCCACTGTCGGTAAAGTTAAAGGAGTTGAATACTTATTTGAAGTAGATTACAAACGACAAGAGGGTGTAGACTACATGGATCAACACCACTTTATTAGGTTTAGTTCTGATGATGGTTGTGAAGATGAATTATGCATAAATTTCTTTGCTTTAAAGCTTGAGTATCTTGAAGATGGCTTTGCGGATGTAAAATATTTTGAAGCTTCAGAAAGATATAGACAACGTAAAAGTAAAAATTTATCTTGGAATATAGGATTAACACATCGACTTGCAGAGCCATACGGTTATAACGCTCTTGATGAATGGATGTTAGATAATGGTAATATACATTATACTTATTTAGCCCTACAAGAAGGCTATACGGTAGATGTGTATAGCAACGAATACTTTAATCCTGCTGGCGAACTTGTAGCGACTAGTGCTGAAGTTTGGGAAGCCGTTGTAATACCAGAAGTGCTAGCGGATTATACACAAAAGAAAAGAAACGAATTAAAGAAAACAATACAACATTCTTTAGTTGTAGGTTTTGATTATTATAAATATTCTAAGAAAACTTGGTTACACGCTTGGGGGAGTTTAATGCCATATCATTATGATGATGGTAGTGAGTTTAGTTATCACAACTATGTTGATGGTCAATGGTATGATTACTCTGGTGGTTTAATTTACGGTATAAAAGTAAACAAACAACTAGGATATTTTGTAGAAGGAAAATACAATAAGTACTGGAACAGAGAATGGTACGATTTTAAATTAGGATTAAATTATACAATATTTTAAAAAAATAATATGGCATTTAAAATGAAAGGACCGAGTTTATATAAAAACTCACCAATAAAACAAGATAAAATGGCTAAAGTCAGTCAGTCAAAAAAAAGTAAGGTTAATTTACCTTATAAAAATTTAACTGAAGTAAACGGGGAGTACTCTTATAACGATGGGGACGGAAAAATTACCTTGACTAAGAGCGAGTATTTAACAGCGAAAAAAGAAAACGCAAAATATAGTCAATAAACCAATGGCAAAAGAATTAAATGAAGATACAGGTTTTGTGTTAAGTGTAAAAACTATGATAGCTATAGGTTTTGCTATGGCTACTATAATAGGTATGTGGTTTGCTTTACAAGCAGATATTGCGGAAGCAAAAGAACTACCTGTTATACCACCAGATGAGGTTACTCGTATGGAATTTAACATGAAAGATCAAATGATCCGTAATACTATTATGGATACACAAAAAGATGTGCAAGAAATAAAAGCATCTATAGAAAAAATAGAAGATAAATTATACAATAGATAATGAGAAATTTACTATTTATATTAATGTTATTATGTAACGTTTCTTTTGCACAGATGGAAGCAAAGCATTTCAACGCTGGTTGGAATAGTGCTAATGACGTGGATTGGTTTATGGATTTAGAAGATTGTAAGACTAAGGGTTATGTAGATATAGCTAAAGACGCAAACGCACAGTCAGAATATAAGATAGCAGTTGTACCTACTATTATTATATTTAAAGATGGAGAAGAGGTTGCTAGATTTCAAGCTGATCTTAGTTTTAAAATGGTTGCAACCAAAGAAGAAGTACAAGAAGAAATAAACGATCAACTAATGAGCGATTTTTAATGTATACTTATAAAATAAAACTCGATAGAGTAATTGACGGTGATACTATAGATGCTTTTATAGATTTAGGTTTTGATATTCACGTTAAAAAAAGAATTAGATTCATGGGAATTAATACTCCAGAATCGAGAACAAGAGATTTAGAGGAAAAGGCAAGAGGATTAGCCGCTAAAGATAGATTAAAAGCCATACTAGAAGGCGCTAATGAAATACAACTGTGTTCTCATGGTGTTGGAAAATATGGAAGATGTTTAGGTGAATTACACGTAGACAGAGTAGATGGTAAAGAGTGTTTA